GATCAACTAGACAAACATCTTTCCATATAGTTGGAGAATGGGACAGATGACAGTACAAGAGTTAATTAACGAGCTTATGAAGATTGAAGATAAGAACAAGAACGTACTTATAGGTGATAAAGCGGTAGTATATTGTGTATACGCTGACGACGTAATAGATACCTACAATGAGTTGATCATAATGGGTATTAGTGAATCATGAAAATAAATAAACTAACCAAAGAACAAAAAGACATGCTTAACGCTATGACTCCATTGAGACGGGGTATGGCGTTAAATACGTTATTAGGTATGAAGCCAGCAGAGGCACACAAGCAAGCAGGTGGTACTTGTAATAACGAAGAGAACAGACATAGGTTAGCTAGTGAGATCCTTACCAATCCTTCCGTGAAGGCATTCCTTGAGTCAGTTAACGAAGATATAGCCGATGAGACGAAGGTGGACGCTGCTTACGTGCTTAAACGTCTTCAAGAGATGCAAGAGCTAGACGTAGTGGATATAATGGCTGAGGATGGCTCTCTGAAGCCTTTAAGCGAATGGCCGAAAGTTTGGCGTATTTCTATTTCAGCAATGGATTTAATGGAGATGGCACAGAGTGCGGGTGATCCTGAGAAGTCAGCAGCAGTTATCAAAAAGATCAAATGGCCGGACAAAACAAAGAACCTCGAACTAATCGGTAAACATAAGGCTGTTAATGCATTTAAGGATAGTGTAGAGTTAGACGTTAAAGGTGTAGTGTTTAACATGAACTTTGGAGAAGAGAATAATGATTGAATGGAATAGGGATTTAAAGAAAGCACCTAAAGATAATAAGCCGTTTTTGGTGAGAGAGTATCGAGGTTTGTTTTCTGGTGGTTGGGATTGGTACAAAGCACTAAGGGTCGATGACAAGTTTTTTAACGTAGAAACAAAAGAGCTTATTAAAGATCCTCACAGTTGGTCGAGGGTGAACCTATAGGACTTTAAGTTAAGCAGAGTTACAACATGAACTTTGGAGGTAAGGATTATTAGCAGTATAAGCAGCTTAGTAGAGAATAGGTTATCTAAAATGGCAATCGATCCGACGCATATAATGTGTAAGCCTAGTGATTATGATGCAGCAAAAAGAATTATGAGATCTGCGATGAGTTCTAAGCTAAGAGTTAGACAGCATATAAGTAAGAGTGGCTACACAAAATATACCGCAACAGGTTATAACTTTGACTTTTTCGGTCGAGGTAACACCGTTAAGGCGTCTATACTGTCTTTCCAGAGTGAAGTGAGTAGGGTTTTATTTGAAGAGGTAGGTAAGCCCACCTAGTTGAACGCTCCTAGGATTAGCTGTTACCGACAAAAACCACCTATTAGCGTAGGTGGTTTTTGATTTGTATAACCCCGTAAATTCCAGCACTCAACAAAGTGGTTATAACAATATAACTAATGGTTCTTTACACTTTAAACTCATAGGACTATACTTAAGTTATCTAAACAAGGACGGAGTAAGCAAATGGATATGCCACTACAGGTAAATTGCAAAGTAGAATATGAACATCATTCAGGAATCATATTTGAAGTAGGTAAGTTTTTAAATGAAGTTGTTTACATTCGCACAGGAAACGAAATAGTATACCAAAACGAAAACGTGATTAGTGATTTATCAAACAAGGAGTAAAATTATGCTTTTAATATTTTTAGGATTAGTCATCATCTCAGCATGGTGGTGGTAAGAATAATCAAACAATATAACACCCGATATAAAGTCGGGGATAATTCTACAAGGTCTTTGGGAAAATTCCCTTGTAGCTCAGCGGATAAGATTACCTAATGGTCTTATCCGTTTTTTTATTCTAAATACCTTGCTTTCTGTAACCATTCAATTATACTTAAGGAAACTAACGGAAGGGTAGATTATGAGCGATACAACAGATTTGATTTTTGATGGGGTTTTGTGTGAGGAGTGTGTGGGTTATATAGGTAATGAGGTAGGCTACCCTCGCAAATGCTCACATTGTAAATCAGAAGATAAAAGAAGTAGTAAAAAGGCTAATAAGCAAAAAAAGTATTAGATTATTTGGTTTAAATGCTATTTGGATTTATGTGGTGACAGTGTAGAAGTTAACGTATTAATGTGTGATAATATGCCTGAGCAATTAAAGATTCAAAACAGTGCTGACTTAGATATCAGTGATATGCTTTATATGCCACACGTTCATGGTATTGTAATGAAGGCTTACGAAGATCACATAGGGGAATAGCATGGGTAATTATGATTACTTTAAATTACTGTGCATTTATACATTACACGACACCCACACTTTAGAAGTGGAATGCCCTAAATTGTTATGGGGTATTTGTGGGCCGAAAGACAAGGTGATGACAGAGGCCTTTCATTATTTTATGCAGTATTATAATGATGGTGAATATAACCAGTTAATAAAAGATAGAGGGGAGCCGTATGACATACAAAGCTAAAGGAAAAACATTTCTAACCGATCATCCTGAGGAGTTTGGATCAGTATCTTGGACTGTCTTAGTTAAAGAAGGGGTTATGTATGATGGTAAAGCTATACGCTCAAAGTTAAGGTTATCCGATTGCTACAAAAGTATTGAATTAGACTTTTTTTGTAAAAATCAAAAGGGATTAACAAAACGATTAGAAAAGATAGACACTTTAATTAACGAGCTTCTTAATATGAGTCAGGCACTGAGGGAGGCTGGGGAGTTGATAAAGCCAGCCAAGGTATACTAACATGATAGCAAGCGACGGAACGACACTAGCAACACCATATGAAAGCCGTTTAGACCTACTTGAGCAATTACCTGAGTACTGTACTGATGGTTACGTGGTATTAAGGCACACAGCTTACGGTGAAGGCGCTAAATGGAAACGGATAGCAATTAACGAAACAGCAAAGGCATTGCGTGATATGAGAACAAAATAAACAGGTAATAAATGACAATAATAAATTACGAAGCTTCACCAACTGGTAAGAAGTTCCACGCCTCTAACAAAATTGTTAGGGGCTTTTTGGGGCCTGTGGGTAACGGTAAATCCGTAACGTGTATTAATGAGCTGCACAAGATGGCCGTATTACAAGAGCCAAACTGTGACGGCATCCGCAAGACTAAGTATGTGATCGTTCGTAACACTTATGAGCAACTAGAAACCACCACTTATCAAACATTCGTTCAATGGCTGCCTCATGAAGTATGCAAAACAACAATGAAGCCTTTAAGGGGCTTTCTTGAATATCCACTACCTGATAAAACCAGAGTAGAAGCCAAGTTTATATTCTTAGCATTAGACAGGCCTGACGATGTGAAGAAACTTTTATCGTTAGAGGTTACTGGTGTATTCATGAATGAGAGCCGAGAACTACCCTACGCTGTACTAAAGGGTGCAAGGGAGCGTATAGGTCGCTACCCTTCAGTCATTGATGGCTATGAGGATGTATACGACGATCACGGCAGATTAATCTACGATGCACCAAAAGAGCTAAACAAAGACGGTTCTGTAGTGCTTAACGATGACGGTACACCAAAATACAAACCATGTACACGTAAAGCTGTAGTGATGGATACTAACCCGCCAGATGATGATCATTGGTGGTATCAATTGGCTGAGGAAGGTTGTCTTAGAACAAGCCAAACCAAACAAGCCAAGAAAGCAGTTAGTCAGATATTTGACTTTTTCCGTGGCGTATCTCCATTTATAAAAGACGGGGAAGATTACATTGATAACCCAAGCGCAGAGAACATTAAATTCTTACCGGGCGGTTTTAGTTATTACAGGGATATGCTTGCGGGTAATACTGAAGATCACATTAACGTCATGGTTATGGGTAACTACGGAACTATTAAGGACGGTAAGCCAGTATACCCACAATACAATGATCGTATACATTGCCCCGATAAGCCTTTGGGTGTTATCGAGGATCTACCTATTGGTTTGGGCTGGGATGGTGGGTTAACACCTACTTGTGTTATAGGCCAACAAACTAAACGGGGTCAGTTAAGAGTCATTGCTGAGCTAGTCAGCGAGGATATGGGAGTAAGGCAGTTTGCAAGGGATATTGTAAAGCCATTTTTACAAAAGAACTTCTACGGTATTGAGGTTGCATTTAGCTACATTGATCCGGCAGGTAAAGGTAGAGGAGAAGCAGAGGCCAAAAGTGCTATGGGTATCCTTAACGACTACTATGTGGAGGATAACGAAGACGGTGATGTTATTGTGCCGCTTAACATGGGGTTTGAGACTGAACCAGCACCGACCAATGATCCTACCAAACGAATAGACGCGGTTAACTCATACATCATCAAGCTTGT